TTAGCTGATGACCAAATCACTATGACTGTTGACCAAGGTTCTTATTTTGCTTTTAAAGTTGATGATATTGAAGAAAGACAATCTCATGTAAACTTTGAAGCTCTTGCAACCTCTTCAGGTGCATATTCATTAAAGAAAAACTATGACTACAATGTATTGAAGTTTATCTACGATAACGCTTCTACATCTGCTAGTGACACAGGAACTGATGGTTCACCAATTGATGGTGATGCAGCAACTGACACTTTAGCAGACGTTGTATCGTCAGCTAAAAAAGTTTTAGACAAAAATGATGTGCCAGAAGAAAATAGATGGCTAGTTGCACCACCTGAATTTTTTGAGCAATTAAGAAAAGCAGGTGCTAAACTTTCTGACCAATCAGTAATGGCTGATGGCGGTGCATCTCAAATCAGAAACGGAAAAGTTACAGACAGACCGTTATTTGGTTTTAACATGTACTCAACAAACGCTATTGCGGTGTCTAGTGGAAGTGCTGCAAATCACACTTTTGGTTCTTCAGGATCAAATGAATTTGCATTCTTATACGGACATATGTCAGGAGTTGCAACAGTAAATCACATTGCAAAAACTGAATTAATCAGAGACCCTGATTCATTCGCAGACGTAGTCAGAGGCTTACACGTTTTCGGAAGAAAAATCTTAAGAAGCGAAGCAGTAAGATCTGGCGTAATAACAATTGGTTAATTAGGAGGATAATAGAGAACTATGGCTACTTATGACTTAACAGCAGCTGGTGGAACTACTGGACATCCGTCTAATGGTAGAACACCTTATTTAGTTGAAAATACAATTGATGTATCAGCAATCAATGGTGACTCTGGAGCAGCACAAAATGATGTTCTTAGAGCACTAGACATCCCTGCAGAAACTTTAATCATGGAAGCTGGAATCGAGGTAATCACTGCATTATCTTCTTCAGTAACTCTTGATTTAGGTATCACAGGTGGTGACGTTGACAGATACGTTGATGGAGATACTAACGCTACAGGATTCTCTGCACCAACAGCTACAGCTAGAACTATAGTTGCAAGTGCGGACACTCTTGATGTATTAGTACTAAGTGCAGCATCTAGTGCGGGTAAAATCCGTGTATTTGCAGTACTTTGCGATGTATCAGGTATTGACGAAACTGACAGAAATACAGACTCTCAGCACGACACTGCTGTGTAATCTGTTTAATTTTAAGGGGGGCTATATGCCCCCTTTAATTTATACCCCTTATAATATTTAGGAGATTTATGGCTATTCATGATTTAACAAAAAAAACTAGAGCTAGTACAGGACAAAGAATTATCCCATTAGGGCCAGTTGATAATACTATGAGGGTTATCAAATTAGAAAAAAGACTTGATGATCAAGAAGAAAAATTAGACAAAATTTTAAATTTATTACAGCATGGCAACAACTTACCTAACACTAGTAAATAACGTACTAAGAGAATTAAACGAAACAGAATTAACTTCTAGTACGTTTGGTTCTAGTAGAGGTATACAAACTGCTATAAAAGATTTTGTAAATAAATCTATACATGATATTTACAATGAAGCAGGAGAAATACCTTTATTACATACTACTAAAACTAAATCTACATTTACTGGAACTCAAGAATATTCTTTAGAGTCCGATATGAGAAAAGTAGATTTTGATTCATTCTTTTTAAAACCAGCTGAATTAATTACAAATGGTGAATTTGCTTCAAACATAAGTAATTGGACTACTGGTGATGGATCACCATCACATACATCAAGTGGTAATGGTAGATTAAATTTAAATGATGCAGCTGCATATCAAGCTATATCAACTATTGTTAATAAAACATATAAATTACAAGTTAGAGTTTTTAGTCCAAACAGTTCAACAAGTGGATTAATAGTTAGAGTTGGTACATCTGCTGGTGGAACACAAAATTTAAATACAACAAAAGCTGTAACTAATTTTAGAGAAGGTGCTATATTAGATACTACATTTACAGCTACAGCACAAACATCTTATGTATATCTAGAATCAGATAGTGTACAATTAGACGTTGACTATGTAAGAGTTTCAAGACAAGATATTGTAACTAGAAAATTAAAATATATTACTTATGATAATTGGTTACAAGTTTTTAAAGAAAAAGATTCTAAAAATGATGATGGTGTATATGCAACACCAGAATTTGTTTATAGAAAACCAGACTATAGTTCATATGGTTTAAGTCCAATACCAGATAAAGATGATTACTCTATTGAGTATGATTACTATACAACCCATACAGATTTATCTGCACATGGTGATACTATGTCTTTACCTGATAGATTTGCACCATTAATTATAGATAGATCTAAATATTACACTTATATGCTAAGATCAGATCCACAACATGCATCTTTAGCAGAAAGAGATTATCAAAGAAAACTAAGATTACTAAGAGTTGATTATTCTTCACGACAAGAATATATGAAAGACTCTAGAGTCATTCAAGGAACTAGATTACAAATTACATAGAGGTACACAATGTTAAGAGATGAAAATAAATATTCAGAAGATAATATAAAATATCGTGATAAAAAAGATGAGCTTCAAAAAGACATGATGATGGCTAAATTAACTAATATGCAAAAGTCAGTTTTAAAAAAGAAACAAAAAATGGCAACTGCAATGGGTGAGCCTATGAATACAGAAACATTAGTTAATGATCCATTATTTAAAAAGATTGGGGATGAAAATAATCCTGCAACTAAAGAAGAGATAAACGAGTTTTTAAATAAATAATATAAGGATAAACTATGGCATTAACTGATAGTAATAAAAAGAAAAACTATACTAATGTAACTAATGAAAATACAAAAGTTGCTCAAGCTAAAATCATTAAGTTTCCTACAAAAAAATTAAAAATGTCTTTTAAAGCAAAAGACTA